GCTGTAATGTATCTTCTAGTATTGCTGCTTTAACCTTCTCGCCTATAACTTTACCATCATCTTGATACTCTCTTAATTTATCCGCATAAAGTTTTGCAGCCATTTGTTTCTCTACAACATCATAATTTTTGCGTACATCTAGGTATTTAATCATTACTATTGGCTGACGCAGGATACCTGTTACTTGGTTATCCATTAATTCCATCATACCATTACCTAATTTGGCAAAGGCAGTTTCCATATCAGAAATACCTGGAATTTCAAGAGTAGTAAACAATTCACCCTTAGGTTGGAATCCTTTAGTTAACTCTTCAAAATCTTCAAAGGTTATTTTTTGTGCTGCTGCTTGAGCCTTGCTATATATTGTATTTCCAGTATCTAATTCTTCTCTTAATAATTCATTATGAATAGATTTAAATTTATTAAATAATGTTTCGTTAAACCCTGTTGCGCTACCATGAAAAGCCTGACGCATATCTAATAGAATACGGTCAATTAAAACCTCAGCAATTTCCATATCATCTAGTCCTTGCAAACGCAAAGCACTGGTATGGGCTGTCATACCCAAGAAACTCTTTAATGCTTCTGGGTCTCTAACTGTGTGTGTAATCTTTATATCTAATGAAGGTATTACATCTTCATCAAACTGACTTAATAAATTTGTATTCTTTCTTAAACCTACTTCTTCTAGTAGACCAATTTTAGCACCAGCAAAATCACGTTCTGTTCTTAAACCTCTACTAAGAAGAAATGCATTAACTGGGTCAAATTTTGTTTTTCCACCAATACCTATAATGTCTTTGGTATTATTATAGAAACGTTGCACAAAGTTTTCAAAGTGAACTATAGAAATACCACGACCTGCAAGAGATTGAAGTGAAGCCAAAGTGTCTGTGTCTATTCTTTGGCCAGTTTTACCTTGAACTAAACCTGGGAAAAGACCTATGGCTATATCAAGTTCACTCATGTTAACTAACTGCTCAGTTACTTCGGCTGATTGCCGTCCAACAAGGCTTGCACCTGCAGCAATAGACCTAGTACCTGCTGTTAGATACTGTGAATTTAAAGTTAATGCTTGTATTAAGAATTGAACTTCTTGGTCATCTAGTTTACCCTTAAGTTTTTCTGCTCTAGATAAAGGTCCTTTTTTAGGTAAGCCAGTTACCTCATCTATTCCACGATTTAATGCTTGTGTAATATATTCAGCCTGAGCAAATTTGCGTTCAAAAGATGTTAAATCTTCAGGTTCTTTTCCAATTTTTGTAGCATAATCTTTAATCATTGCTAGTCTTGCATCTTTGTCGTACATATCAGCAGGAGTTTTTCTGCCTAATGCTCTAGCAATCTTGACTCTCAACTGTTCAGCGCTTTTAGAACCAGAGTATGCAGCAGCAATTCTGCCCATTCTATGGCCTTTACGGTCTATGTACTGTAGTAAATCTTTAGCAGGTGCTGTTAAATAATAAATAAAACCTTCGTCAATACTGCTTCGTATACCCAAACGTGGGAAAAGTGTAAAGACAGACCAGAAATTAACAAGTGCACTTGCTTGAGCGCTTTGAGTAGCGCCACCAAACATAGCAGAAACTAACTTTCCCCTATTTGCTTCATAAGAATACTGTGCTAGTTGTTGATAATCAAGGGTAGATATCGCACCACGCTCTTGAAATGGGTGAATAATACCTTGTGAGTCATATTCTAATACATCACCATTTTGTTTAAGACCAACCTTAGATACAACATTATCAAAACCTACAGGAACACCTAGTTTTTCAGTAACTGCAACTCCTACTGAAGAACCATACTTCTGGTCAAGGGTTTGTTTTATAAATTTTTTACCACTATCTGTTCCATCAATTCCCAAACGTTGCATAATTGCAACATCAAGGCTACGAAGCATGGCAACTTGGTCGTTTGCATCTGCAGCAATAAACTTAACAGTTAAAGCCTCTAATAAATCCTTTGGTAGTACCTGACGTGCTGTGTCTCTAAAGACATTTGCAGTTTTAATAGACTGATTATTGTCAATAACATTAAGTTTAATTTCTTTATTTTGTGGAGTGCGTGCTGCAAGAAGAGAAATTTTTTGTTTAATGCTTTTACGAGAGAATTTTACAAAGTCTGATATTTCTGAACCTGTTAATGTAGCCTCACGGGTAGAACCTGCTTTAACAAGTGCCTTTGATATTTCTTCAACTGACTGAGCAATCTCTTTAGTTGTACCAGATGCAGGATTTAAGAAATTACTTAGTGCTTTTTGAGCACCAGTAGTTAATCTACGTTGATTACGTGCAGTTGCTATGCCATTACGGAAGAACTGAGCACCATCTACTCTGCCAGCCATAAACATAGAGAGATTACCAACGTTTGAGAAAACTGTTTGAGCAGTGGCGGCATCAACAACTTTGTTTCTTTCTAAGAAATCAATAGCCTCATCATTGTTATAGCCAGGAAAACGTCTTTTGATATCATTACGTATTCCAATTTTAGCAATTGAGTCTGGCTCATCATTAAGTTTCTTAATTGCAGGACCTAGTTGGTCATCCCATAACTTAACTACATCTTTGTTATCACGAAAGATATCTTTTACTCCAGCAACACCAAACTGCTCAATGGTCTTACGCATTTGAGTACCAGTTTGATTCTTAAGACCAAACAATCCTGCTTTAACAGCAGCAGTTGCTCCACCAGTAACCCAAGTTAGTGGGTCAATGGCAATTTGATATATAAAATCTATTGGACCAGAGATGCCTTGCACTCCAGTTGAACGTGCTATATCTCTACCTGGAGATACCTGTGCAAATTTAACGCCATCCATTACCTGTTGGAATGATTCTGGATTATTATATGCTTCTTCTAAAGCCTCAAGTAATTTTGTATTTATTGCACCACCAGCAGCAGCAATAATTTCTCCTGGTTTCTTGCCAGCAATTAAACCCTTTGCTATTTCTACTTTTTCAACACCAAAGTAATCTTGAGCATTTGTTAATGCACCTTGGTCATAAACTCTACGGCCATCCCAAGCATCACTAAATGATTCTTTAGTAAATAAGCCTTCGCCTTGGGCAGCCTGACGTGCTAGTAGGTAAGGTGTATTAATTGTTCTAGTAAAAACACCTGCAGCCTTGAACAATAAAACCAATGGACTCTTAAGGACATTGAATCCAGTTTTCAATGCACCAGTAACATAGTTACTAGCGCCTGGTTCTGCTAATTGATAATCTGAATTTGGAAATAAAAACTTTAGTTTTTCTTGAGCACTAGGGTCTAATCCCTCAAATTGTTTACGTGCTTCATCAATAGATAATTGGTTTAGTTTTTTGTTTTTTTCAACAGTCCAACTAAACTGTTCTAATTGACTTCCTTGTTCCATAGGAATATTTGCGGCTTTAGCAGCGGCATAAAGGTTAGGACTAGCCTTGGCTACTATTGGATTAAGACGATATGCCATTAGTACCCTTCGTCAAGTAAACTTCTATATATTAATTCTGCATCACCAGATGGGTCGTATGGGATTAAGTTTCTAATTACTTCTTGGATTGTGTATGAAGGATTAGGTAGTGCTGGCTTTGCTTCTGAGCCAGGTCCAGCACCTATATCAACTCCAGAGGTAATGGGTTCATTAGGACGTGCAGTAGGTGCCATTAATGGTGTTGGCATTTCCATTTGTGGAATTGGATTGCCAGCCATAGGCGCTGCTACTTGGTTGTTGTAAGTTTCTTGTCCTTGTCCGTATGGTAATCCTGGGACATAGGTTGCAGGTTGTGTGCCGCCCCCGTCAGTGCGTTGACTAAGAGCGCCAGGGCCTGATATTGGGGCTGGGTTACTCGGTTTTCTATATCCACCTTGCTGTGCCACACTTCCTCCTACTTAGTAAATTGCGTTTTGACATTAACTGCACCACCACACCAAACATTGTATTCAATTGCTATGTTAACTGCTTTTTTAGCAGCACTTGATGCTTTAGCGTGTGTCTTTGTTTCTATTTCCATTGCTGATAATGCACCAAGGGCTAATGCCCCACCTGCACCTATTCCGTATAAACCTTTATCATCTCGCATATATCCATAGTCATCACTAACTTGATATAACTTTCCATTAAAACAAATTAATGCATCCCATCCAGCATCGGCATCATCTTTACCTTTAGGTGTTGGGTCATATCCTGCTTCAGTTAGAGTTTGCTTTATAGATGGCAATACTCTAATCATCATAAATCTATCTGGGTCTTGCGTCTTAATTACTTTAGGTGGTTGCCATAAGTTATTAAGGATATCTCCTGCAATAGCATCACCTGCTACTGCAACTAAATACTCACCAATTTTAACTATCTTGTCACAGCCTTTTGCTACATATGGTTTATCCGTATATGTAGTCATTGAGTCTGCTGCTAAGACAACCCAGCCTTTACCTTGAATACCAACTATTGCTGTCATTGTCCCCCGCCTAGATTATCTTCTTACAACTGTCCTTGCACTTGCACTGGCTTGTCCACCAGAAGTTAAACTAGATAAAAGACTTTGTAATCCGCCACCTTGCTGTGGTTGAGGAGGTAAGCCTCCTACTGGAGCCGCAACGGGAGCAGGGGACATTTGCTCAACCTGTGGAGCACCAGCAGGAGGTAATTCTTCAGGTTTAAAGATTTGCTCAATAGCATCTTCAATGGCTACGCCTTTTTGACGTGCCTTGATTACATCAGCAATCTTTACAACTATTTGACTTGGGTCTCCACCCTGTGTTGCGATTTGCGGTATTGCTTGTGTATAAGCCTGTAGTGAACCAATTAAAGAGTTACGCATCTCTTCAACTTCAATCTTCTCTTGCTCTTGGGTTACGTTAATACCAAATGGTAGTTCACGCATAACCATATCTTTAGAAATAATCTTAGCGCCTAGCGCTTGTAGCATGAAGATAAGTCCTTGCGCTGGGTTAAGACCAGCAAGCATGCCATAGCGAACATCGGCTGAGTAATCCTTCTTAATATCTTTAGAAGGTTTGTAATCAATACTGTAAGGGGAACCAGCATCTACTCCACGAACTGTCTTCTCAAAATCAAAGAATGTTTCATCAACTTCAAAACAAAGAGAGATAACATCTTTAAGTGCTGAAGCAAAGATAGCCTGAGCAGATTTAACTTGTGTATCAAAACCACCCATAAGTGCTTGCACACCTTGGCCAGTAATAATACTTGCATCAAGATTACCAGTACGGGACTCAGGATAACGAGTACCTACACGTAATTCTTGTTGCAGTAATGATTGTTCAGTAAATGCACCGTTTGGAATAGGAAGTTCTACACGTCTAACTCCAGCAGGGTTATTGGTGCGGATGATTGCATCTCCACCAAATTGGATTTCTTGAACATCGTTAGGAACAACGATTGGTGATTGAACTGATTTCTCTGCTGCTTCCATCGCAAGTAATGCGAACCTATTACGAAGCAGTTGGATACCTAGAACATCATCAAACTGTCCACGCATCTCTCCATCAATAGATGGACGTCTAGCAACTATTACCATCATTTTACCGAATGGATTAATAGCCTGAGATAAGATTAAATTATTGCGACTTGGAATATAAATCAATGATTGGTCTTTATCGTAATAACGAATAAACTCCACCACTGAATTTAAACTCTGGTCGTAACCATCGCGTCCTAGAATTTGTAATTCATATTCTGGGAACTGGGCTACTAACTCAGCAATTGTTAATGAGTATCTCTTTGCAAAGGCAATGCAGCGTCCGTAGCGGTCAAATTCTGGGTAAGCCCCAATTGGACTTTCTACTCTGATACGCGGCAGCCCCGCTTCTTCGTCTAATTCAATTATGAATGGGACGAAACCGAATGTGATGTAATGGTCTGCACCTGTGTACATCTGCACTTGTAAATCTGAATGAGCAAAATAGTTAGCAGCAATGCGAGTACGCTTATCGGCAAAAGAACGAGCACGGTCACTGACTTGATTAGCGGCCGAGCAGTTAACTGCTGGAAGAGGCGCCATAACTTCCGACAAGTCACGGGCAACAATATCAATAAAATTTGCAACGACATTTGCTTCTACACCTTCTGGAAAGAAACTAGGGTATACGTTTGCAATGTTACCTTTACGGACAGCAAGAACATCCTGTGCTCTGCTATCACGCTCAGAAGAACGTTGCTTAAGAGATTCTACCCTCGCTGCAATTTGTTGAATACTTAACAATTAATTACCCACCTTATTTGTATTGTTCGGGAAATGTTTCTCTTCTTAGTTTTGCAATAAATTCAGCAGACGCTCTTCCGCCTCTTGCATCTAATTCTTTTTCTCTTTTTTGTTCAGCACCACGGATTTGATAAGTCTTTTGTTTAGGATTCATTGGTTTCTTCTTTGCAGCCTTCTTAACAGCCTTAATTATTTTTTTAGGATTAGCCACTATCTACCCCGTCTATTTTGTTTTTCTACTTTTTTAACTTTCTTTTCTGCTGAATTAATTTCACGTAATGCTTTCTTAACCCTACGGTCTGCTTCCTGCTGTTGTACCTTAAAAGCAAGTGGGTTTACTCCACCTTTATTATAATCACGCTTTCCTACTTCACGTAAAATATTAGTTTCCAACTTTGATAAAGGTCTTGGACGTGGCTCACGTTGGTCTATCTTAGAAACTTCTTTTAATCCTGCTGGACGATTCTTAGGTCCAGGTGGATTAATTGGTCCAGTATATTTTTTACCTTTACGTGCAGGAACTCCAGTTCCTTCTCTAACAGCCTTTTTAATTCTTTCTTGATAAATACTACGCTTACCAGGAGGTGGTGTAACTTTTTTAACAGAAAGGTCTTTAGGAACTTTTGTTGGTCTAGTTGCAATAGTTCCACCAGAACGCTTAAGAGCGCCCATACCACCAATACTTTGACGCGCTTCTCTTGCAATCTCACGGGCGTCTTTATTAGGAACCTTAACTACT